GATCCGGTGTATTTTATTAAAAAATACATTAAGATTGTTACTACAGATAAAGGTCTTGAGTCTTTTGGACTATACGATTATCAAGAAGATATTGTAAGGACCATTCAAGATAATCGCTTTGTTATTGCCAAACTGCCTCGCCAGACTGGTAAAACTACAACCACTGTTGCGTGGATGGTTCATTATCTTATATTCAATCAAAATGTAAACATAGCAATTCTTGCCAACAAGATGAAGACTGCTATGGAAATTATGAAGCGTCTAAAAGAAGCTTACGAGTACCTTCCAAAATGGTTGCAACATGGTGTTGTTGAGTGGAACAAGACTTCTATTCAGTTAGAAAATGGATCTCGTGTTTTGGCGTCTGCCACCTCTGCTTCTGCTGTCCGTGGTGGTTCATATAACGTGATTTTTATGGATGAGTTTGCCCACGTTCCAGCCAACATTGCAGATGACTTCTTTAGTTCGGTGTACCCAACTATTACGTCCGGTCAAACCACCAAAGTTATCATAGTATCAACCCCAAACGGTTTAAACATGTTTTACACCCTATGGCAGGGAGCCTCTAAGAAGGCCGGAGAAGAGGGTAAAAACGAATATGTGCCTCTGGAGGTGCATTGGAGCCAAGTTCCTCTATATCCAGGTGGTCCACTGCGAGACGAAAAATGGAAACAACGCACCATCAAGCAATTAGGCGGTGGTTCTGGTGGCGAACAGAAGTTTAAGAGCGAATACGATTGCGACTTTATCGGTTCGTCTAACACTTTAATTTCCACATCTAAACTTCACACCCTTTCTGCAAAAACACCATTAACGAGATCCAAAGAAGGATTTTCTGTTTACGAAGAACCCAAAGACAATAGGGCGTACGTTATCACAGTGGATACCTCTAGAGGTCAAGGAAAAGATTATAGTGCTGCTGTCGTTTTTGATATTACAGAATCACCGTATAAAATTGTTGCAAAATATAGAAATAATATTATTTCGCCAATGCTTTACCCAACTATTTTATCCGCTTTAGGTAAAAAATACAATAATGCTTATATGTTGGTGGAAGTAAACGACATAGGTGGTCAAGTTGCAGATATTTTGCATTATGAGTTAGAATACGATAATTTATTAACCAGCATGAATAAAGGCAGAGCTGGTATGGTTTTAAACGGCGGATTTGGTAAAGGTGAAACATTACTTGGTGTAAGAACCACGGCAATAGTTAAAAAATTGGGCTGTTCTATTCTTAAAAGTTTAGTGGAACAAGATAAATTAATAATACAAGACGAAGAAATAATAAAAGAATTATTATCTTTCATAGCAAAATGGAACAGCTTTGGAGCAGATGATGGGCATACTGACGATCTTGTGATGTGTATGGTTTTGTTCTCTTGGCTCACCAAACAACCATATTTTAAAGAAATTACCAATATTGACATCAGAAAAGAGTTATTTGAGGGTGAAATTAAAAAAATAGAAGACGATGATTGGTTTAGTTTTGGATTTATCAGTTCTTATGATGAAGGAGACGAGAAAGACGCATTTTTATAAAAAAACCTTAAATTATAAATACAGATAACGAATTAAGGATTATAAATATGCCACAAGATCTAAACGCGGGAATGGTTTCTTTCAAAGGATTGGTACCAAAATTTGGTATAACCGGTTCTGATGGTACCTCTGAAACTGAAACTGGCTTGATGACTGTTACATCATTAAATGATTGGCTAGGCAGATTATCTGATTCTGTTTATAGAACTAGCGGTCCAACCGGAGATTGGGCAACCGAATGGTTTAGTGTTTGGAATTACCTTCAATATGGTGGTTCTTGTTTGGTTGGTGGTACAGGTTCCACCGGTTCGTATTATAACGCAACAGGAACTTTAGGTATTACTGCAACCCCGCTACACAATAAAAGTTCAGTAAATTTAGATGTGGTTTTTGATGGTGGAAACACTTTCTCTATCGGGGCTGCAACTGACATCAGTAATACAAGACAAGACTGTGTTGCAATTATTGGTAATTATAAAGATATAACTTCTCTTAATATGTCTTCTGCGTATACAGGATTCACCACCGATTTCGGCGTAACAGCTGGTAGCAAATATGTAATATGCGTTGCTGGCCGCAAAAAATTTACATACGTAAATAATAGCGTTGCAACAGTATATGAGGCTTCTATGAGTCCAGACGTTGCTGGCTGTTTTGCTAGAACCGCAAGTACTGAAAATATATGGATAACTCCAGTAGGTTATACTAAAGGCAGAATATTAAATGTGTTGTACATGACACAGAAATTCTCAGACACTGATATTTCTTACTTTAGTAGTGGTGGTGTAAACGCAATAAACGCAATTCCTGGACAAGGAACTTTCTTATTAACCAACAATACATCATATCTACCACAAACTAGTTCTGTTGCAAAAATAAACACAATGATGCTTGTTCTTTACATAAAGAAACAATTAACAACAATTTTACAACAATTCTTGTTTGAAATTAATACACCAGCACTCAGACAACAAGTAATTAATGCAACAAATCCCACGTTAACTTCTATACAAGCAACAAATGGAATTTCTAGTTATACTTTAACTTGTGATACTTCCAACAATACAGCTGCCACAATTGCTGCTGGACAGTTAATTTTAGATGTTAGGATCGATATACTTTATCCAGCAACTACAATAACAATCAGAGTAACAAATTCAGCTACCGGAGAAGTTTTAATTAGCTAAAACAAGGATCAATCATGTCATTAAACAATAATTGCCATTCAATAGACAGTTTTATTAAATCATTTAATGGCGGTACCAGAACAAATCGATTCCGTATAGTTGGAAACATAGGAAGAGAAAATGCTGGTACTCAAGTTAGTCCTTTTCACATTAGAACTGCATCTCTTCCAGAAGCAATTTTAGGAAATGTTCCTATTAATTATCGAGGTAGAACTGTAAATTATCCGGGTGATCGTACTTATAAACCGTGGGAAATTACTATTTTAGATGACACGGGAGCCCAAACACTCTATAAAGCATTTCACGATTGGCATAATGCAATAAATAATCACAATTCTAATCAATCTGTTGATATTGATCCAGGAAGTCATTTTGCCACTGACTGGTCTGTGCAACAATTTAATCCCAACGGTGCTGATGTAATCAGAGAATTTTCTTTGAAAAATTGCTGGCCGATAGGTGTCGGTCAATTACCCCTCAGCATGAATGAAGACAATCAATTGGGTGCATTCAGTGTAACCATGCTTTTCTCACATTATACGGTCACTAAGATTTAATGTTTAAATTATACAGTAGAGTTATACGAATATATACTATAGTAAAGAAATGGTGAATATATGGAATTAGAATTATTTGGATTTACTATAGGTAAAAAGAAACCAGAGACCGAAAAAGTATCCAGTGATATGATCACTCCGGATGCTTATGATGGTTCTTATATTTTAGAAACTGGTGGCGTATTTGGTACGTTCGTTGATTTTTCTGGTGCAATTCGTGACGAAAACCAGATGATTCAACATTATCGTTCTATGGCACTTTATCCAGAAGTGGATATGGCTATTGAAGATATTGTAAACGAAGCCATCGTATTTGATCAAGACAGAAAACCTATAAAATTAAATCTTGATCGTGTAAATCTATCAGAAACTATTAAAACTAAAATGTACACAGAATATAATCATATTCTGAAGTTGATGGATTTTTCAAATAAAGCAACAGACATTTTTAGAAGATGGTATATCGATTCTAAAGTATTTTATTATAAAAAAATTGATAAAAATGATCTAAGAAAAGGCATCGTAGAATTGGTTCCTATCGATCCTGTAAAGATCAAAAAAGTCAGAAAGATAGAAAAAGATAAAGCAGTATACGGCGGTCAAGCTCCTTTTTCTCCAGTTAAAAATATTCAAGAGTATTTTGTTTACGCTGATACTGATAGAGAATCTGCCTATCCCACAACTAGTGCTGGTTGGAAAATTGCTCCTGATACTATTGCTTACACACACTCGGGTATTATTGATGCAGTAACCAAACGAGTCGTTGGTTATTTACAAAAAGCTGTGAGACCTTTAAATCTTCTTCGTCAAATTGAAGACGCAGTTGCAATTTATCGAATTTCTCGTGCTCCAGAACGTCGTATCTTTTACGTAGACGT